GGTCAGGACTCCGCTTTCTGATAGCCGTAAAGGGATGATTAACGCACGTATAAAATCTTATGGCAAAAAGACGTTTGCCGACATGATTCATAGGGCATACCAAAGCGATTTCTTGAAAGGGCAGAACAAAAAAGGCTGGACAGCATCTTTCGATTGGCTTATCAAACCAACGAATTTTGAGAAAGTAATATCAGGTAATTATGACAACAAGAATAGCAGAAACTATCCGGCAATTCCAAACGGGGCAAAATCACGAGAGGAACAAACAGACCGTGAAATCCTCGAATATGCCGCAAAAGCTTTCGGAAAGGACACGGTTAGTAGTAAATAGATACGGGGACGGTGAAAGTTTCGCTAAAAAGTTCAATCCTTCATTACAGGTTGTATGTGCTCAAAATCTGGAACGTTCGTTCAAGGGGAATGCGCCTTCATTGGCTTTGCTCGGAGAAACCTATCCAGATGAACAGGTGAATACTTGGATAATTGCTCAACTGATGGACTTGTACAAGTTTGCCGGTGTAAAAGAGAAGCCTACATTCCAACAGGTTTTGGAGCTTTCCGTGATGATACGTGTGGAATACTATTACCTGAAAGCTTCCGAATTGTTGCTTTTTTTCTTCAAGTTGAAAGCTGGCGAATATGGCACCTTTTACGGTGTTGTGGATCCTATGGTGATCATGTCTGCTCTAATTGAGTTCAAAGCATACAGAAAAAGGCAACTGGAGAAATACGACCGGGAAGAACAGGAAAGACAACGAGAAAAAAGATACGAGAAGCAAGACAAGAACTCCGTACCATTTCCGGATCATTTGGAGTTTCTGAAAAAGATTATGGAATCAGAATAATCAAGCTAAAAAATGAAAACAGTAGAAAAGTTAAGAATAGCACCTATTGGCACCATTGTAAACTTCGCAGATCGGACACTGATAATAAAACGTTTCCGAGCTATCGTAAAGGGTAAAATGGTAATTTGTCGCGGATGCGTTTTCCGTAGCAAGGGTGGTGCGAATAGTTGCAAGTATATGACGGCTTGTTTTGCCAAATATAGACCGGATAGTGAGAGTGTGGTGTTTGAGGAGGTGGATACAAAATTGAAATAATTAAAATTATCATGGAATATATAGAATTTCTAAGAAATAAGATGGCTATCAGTCATCAAACAGGATTTGAAATTAATTCGGAAGAAATTACCCCGACATTATACCCTCATGTAAAAGATACCGTTCGTTGGGCGGTTGCCGGTGGATGCCGTGCTATATTCTCCAGCTTCGGTATGCAAAAGACAGTCACCCAGCTGGAAATACTTCGGTTAATCTTGAACCATAAAGGAGGCAAGGGATTGATCGTTTGCCCTAAGCGTGTGGTAGTCGAGTTCCTAACACAAGCGGAACAACACTTGCACATGAAAGTAACCTATGTCCGAACTATGGCAGATGTGATGATATGTCCTACCGACATCATGGTAACAAACTACGAACGTGTGCGTGATGGTGAGGATGGAGTGAGAATAGATCCGTCCTATTTTACTGCAACATCATTGGATGAAGCCAGCGTGTTGCGCGGATTCGGCACCAAGACCTATCAGGAGTTTCTACCGTTGTTCTCGGGTGTCCCTTACAGGTTTGTTGCTACGGCTACACCTTCGCCAAACAGATACAAGGAACTTATACATTATGCTGGTTATCTTGGTGTGATGGACACCGGACAGGCTCTTACTCGATTCTTTCAGCGAGACAGCACGAAGGCGAATAACTTGACACTTTATCCGCATAAGGAAAAAGAGTTTTGGTTGTGGGTATCTACATGGGCGTTGTTCCTAACCAAGCCTTCCGACCTTGGTTATCCGGATACTGGCTATGAGTTGCCTGAACTCCGCGTACATGAAGAGATTGTGAATGTGGACAATTCTACGGCTGGAGCTGATCGTGACGGACAGGTGAAAATGTTTCGTGAGGCTGCTCTCGGACTTGCTGACGCGGCAAAAGAACGCCGAGATAACATGCAGGAAAAGATTGCCCGTGTGGTAGAGATAATCAATCGCCCGGAAAACAAGGACGACCATTTCCTTTTATGGCATGACTTGGAAGCTGAACGGCTGGAACTATGCAAAGCGATTCCTGGTTGTAAGGCCGTATATGGTTCGCAAGATGATGATGAAGCCGATAAGATAATATCCGACTTTAAAGATGGCCGGCTGAAATACCTTGCAGCTAAACCGGAGATGCTTGGTGAAGGTCTGAACTTCCAATATCATTGTCATAAAGCAATCATGTTTATAGATTACCGGTTCAATGACAAATTCCAGGCGATAGCCCGTATTTATCGGTTTATGCAAAAATATCCCGTTGATCTTTATTTGGTCTATGCAGAAAGCGAGGGAGAGATATACAAGAGCTTTATGCAGAAGTGGGCACAGCATAACGACATGGTTTCTAAAATGACCGATATAGTACACGCTAATGGTCTGTTTGGATTAAAGGCAGAAGAAAAGATGATGCGTTGGATGTTCGCTAGACGTGAGGAAAAATCCGGGAAGTTATGGAGAGCTATTAACAATGACAATGTATTGGAATGTCAGCTGATGGAAAGCAACTCTGTTGATCTGATCGTAACCAGTATTCCGTTTTCCAACCATTACGAGTACACGCCTACTTATAATGACTTTGGTCATAATGAGAATAACGATAAGTTCTTTGAACAGATGGATTACCTCACGCCGGAACTAATGCGTATCTTGAAGCCCGGCCGTCTTGCCTGTATTCATGTAAAAGACCGTGTTTTGTTTGGGAATGCTACGGGCGACGGTATGCCGACTATCGATCCGTTTAGCGAAATGACAGTATTCCAT